ACCCCCATTAACTATTTGGTCTGCACGGCCTGTTCTTTGATCAAACCTTGGATTTGGATAACTTACCCAAGATATTGTTTTTTCAACAAGCGTATTTTTTTTCTTGTCACGTGAACGTATTTCAGCCGTTAATGACATAGAGATACATAAATCCTCCAAATGAGGAATCAATGGCACACTATTTCCGTCTTGGTCAATACCGGAGTCTAAATCATTTGGTTCAAAATAATATACATGCCCATTTAATCCATTAATTTCAAGTTTTTTACTCATGCAATTCTAATTGTTTTACATAATAATTCATCTAAATTCTTGCTCCAAAATTCCACATCTTTTGCGGACATAACTTGTTTATCATTTGACCAATGGTGTGTATGGTCTGCAAAGATTTGTCTAAATTTCTCTAAGAAAGCAATTAATTCATCCCCATAAACCATTCGTTGTCCTTTGTCTGAGAATTTTTCAACACTTTCTTTAGTTATTAATTCTTTTTGGTCTGTTACGTTTAGATAACTTTCTTTATTTGCCCCATTATGGGTGATTAAATTAATTCTATCGGCTACTACACTAATTGCACTATTAAAGCCACCATTTTCTTTACCACCCTTAAAATTATCATACTTCATTTGTATATAAGACAAGTCTTCTTTATTAAATTCAAGACTACCCGGGTCAGCTCTTTCAACAATGGAACGACGATTCCAAAATGGCTTATGGCCACACATTAATCTAAGCTCTTCATCTTTTAACCACATTGCAACATCACCACGGCCTTGAAATGCAATCGTATCTTTGTCAGGATAAGTACCGTCATTTTTAGGATTACCTGCAGGGTGACATAAAGGATATGTACTTAAACCTTTCATTAATGATAATGCTTCATATTGCCCTCCGTGGCTTAAATAATAGTCTTGGGAAATAATTGGACCAATATAAAATCTATTACCAATAGCTCCATCAAGTTCTTGTAGAAAAATGAAAACTTGTTCACCAACTTTTGGGATTATTTGAAGATGTTTTGGTAACAATGGCCAAGCCCAAGGTAGGTCATTTCCATTCAACTGTTGGTCATCTTCATGTAATCTAACCTTTATTCTATGACCAAAGCTGTTTCTTGAAATTGAGTTTGAACTTGCAGTATCAAGATTATCTTCAATCTGTTCAACCGTAGCAATTCGGATAAGTGACTTACTACTTATTTTAGCACTATTATCATTCATTTTTTAATTATATTTCTATATACATTAAAAATAAGTATTTAACACTTTATTTTCAATAAGAAAAAGGTCAAGATGCCTTACACACCATGACCTTTTTGCCTTACATTTTTTAACATTTCTTTAATGCTTCTTTTCTTTAATTTACTGATGATTATATCAGCGTGACATGAATCTGATTCATTACAATAGCAACCAATATAAATTTCATCAAATGTGTTATAAGCCTCATATAATCGGTCCCATTCTTCTTTAAACTTTTGTGAGGTTTCAAGCATTCTTTCAAAATATTCTTCATACATTTCTATTGCTTCATCTTTATTATTAACCACAAGGCTTGCACTTGTTTTTTTATCTTTTATGTGGGTAAATGGATTGCTGAATATGAATGGTCGGTGAATTAGGAAATTATTCTCACCTACATGAGTTTCTTTGTTAACACAATATCTGATAACCTTTGCCATATACAACTAAATCTTAAAAATAGTTTAACCTTAAAAATAAAAATGACCACCAAGGAAAACTTAGTGGCCATATACCTTTCAATTAGTTTATTCAACAAGAATTACAACACTACGTTGAGCATCATAACCGTTCTTAACCTTAATACGGCTTGCATCAACACCGTTTGCAACAAGTGCATCCTTAATAGCATTTGCACGTTTTTCTGCAAGGGTCTTATTGAATGATTCACTACCCTCAGGTGAAGTTGTACCTGTAAGGACGATAGAACCATTTGTGTCTTTAAGAGCCTTAACAAGGCCTGCCATCTTATTTACATCTACGTTATACTTACCTTTATCAAAGTAATAACTACCAATACTTTGTGTGTTAACAGTCACCTTATTACCTTCAGCAAGTAGTTGTCTAATTGTTTCCTCAAGATTAGCATTAACTCTTGTGAGTTCAGCATTGGCATTCTGAAGAGATGCAATTGTAGCATTAAGTGCATCAAGTTCAGCTTGATTACGCAATTGTTTAAGTTGGAAATTTCCTCGTGTAGTTGGAATACGATACTTAAGGCCAACAGAAAGATTTACACATTGAAATTCACCACGCATTGTAAATTGCTTAGGAAGCCACAGATACTCAGGAGTTACAGTGATTGCAACATTCTTGGAAACATTTACATTACCACGAAGAGCACCACGTACACTCAATGCGTTACCACCTGTACTACCCTTAGCAAATTCAGAATCAAATTCATGAACCCATCCTGCACCACCAATCAATTCAAGCTCGAAACAACGTCGATGACCTTGATAACCTGCAAGGAGGTTTGTTACATTAAACACAACATTACCTGTAAGGTTATGTGCATCCAAGAAAGTCTTGCTATTTTCAACATTGAACATAGCCAAATAATCAACCTCAGCGCCAACGTATGGGTTAATCATTTTACCAACAGTAACGTTAGCATGGATAGGCTGTGTACGCCACCAAGTATTGTTACCATTTGAACGATTCGTATTGAAAAGAGACCAAGAATTGACATCATTCCAAAGGTTCGTTCCAACTCCGACACCTACATACCAATTGTCCTTGGCAGTACCGTTGTCTACAAGAGCAGTCTGAGCCGTTGCCGAAACTGCGAAGCCCATTACAAGGGCGAACATCATAATAATTTTCTTCATAAATTTATTTATTAATTATTTTTGAACATTACTATTATACTACATTATAAAGATATTTCCAAATATTTAAAGTAGAAAAATTGTTTATATATCTATATCTTATAATTTAACCACAAGTATTCTATTTTATCTTTCTTGGTTTTTCGATTTCCACTCATCGTGTGAACGATAAATTTTATTTTTATAAAACCATTTTCTTCAAGTCGTTTATATGCATCACAATCATAGCCACTAATGAGAATCTTACATTTAGCATTCACGCATTCATCAATAAAATTTTCCTGTTCATCATCATTCATATCAACATTATAACGTGTTTCTGTACGTGTAGATTGATGATATGGTGGGTCTGCATAAATGAAGACATCTTCTCTTTGAGAATATTTATTGATTAACTTTATTCCATCTTGGTTTGTGACAATAACTTTGGATAGCCTATCATGCAACTTAGGTAGACCTTCAATTGTAGAAAGAAAGTCTGAACAAGATTTTGACATGTTACGCCTAATGCAAGTATTAATTGAAAAACCGCCGATACCATTACGTGAAGTACGATTTACATAGAAGAACTTAAAGGCCCTATGAACAATACTTAACTTGTCATCTTCATTAAATGGAATTTCCTTCAATTCTCGTTTAAACGTTTTTCTTACCTTTTCGCTATAAATTATACAATCGCATAGTTTTCTGAACTGTTCAAACATTTCCTTATCTACTAACGTTCTAAATAGTGAGTACACATTATTATCTAAATCATTGTAGATTTCAATTGGTGGAATGTTTGAGTTGTGTAAGGCGACGCCAAAACTGCCACAGAATGGTTCAATATATGTGTTATAAACCGTACATGAAAATCTAATAAAATCTATGATTTATATTAGTTTTCACTTCTTGCTTCAACCTACCCCAATGAAATTAACAGCCAATGCTGTAATCTCACTGTTGGATAGTCCACAAGCGTTAATTCGGTACTACGGATACCTACTTAAATTTATTTACGCTGCACTTATACGCCTTCCCTTATGAAGGATATTCAATGCTGCATTCAAATCTCTATCGTGATAAGAGCCACAATTAGGGCATTTCCATTGACGATCTTTCAACTTCAGGCCATTATGAATATAGCCACATTTACTACAAGTTTTTGAAGATGGATAATATCGTCCAATTAAAACAACCTTCTTATCGTTTTGTAAACCCTTATTCTGTAATGTTGCCTTAAACTTGAAGAAACCAACTTCCTGTATTGCCTTGGCAAGTTTATGGTTTTTCATCATTCCACTTGTATTGAGGTCTTCCATGTAAATGGTATCATATTTACATAACAAATAATTAACAACAGAATGAATGTAGTTTTCCTTCTTGTTAGTAATTGTATTAAACACCTTAGCAATTCTATTACATTGCTTGTTGAAGTTACTTGAACCTTTACGCTTCTTTGATAACTGACGTTGCAATTTGACAAGTTTCTTTTCGTCCTTATTATAGAAATGTTTATTTTCAAACTTCTTACCATCAGAAGTTATAACAAAATCCTTAACTCCAAGGTCAATTCCAACATCACGACTTGTCTTTCCAAACTTAACAAACTCATTATCGTTCATTTCAACAAGGATAGATAAGGTATAACAACCACTCTTGGTTTTCGATAAGGTTGCCCTCCTTATATTATCCTTATATTTCTGTAACCTACGGAAAAACAAATCAGAACAACGAAATTTAATATTCTTTAAGTTTTTCGTAAGAGTTATCTTACGAGCTTCAAATGTATTTTTCTTTGAGATTGCACCAATCGGAAATAAAGCCGATTGTTTATCTCTCTTACTCTTGAACTTTGGAAACCCCTTATGCTCTTTGAAGAACTTATCGTAAGCTGTTAACATTTGCCTTATGGCTTGATTCATCACCTTTGTGTTCTGTTCCTTAAGCCAAACATATTGCTCATCCCTTAGTAATTCATGGTGAAAATACTTTGAAAGTTCCGTTAATCCAAGGTTTGTTTTATCAGCTTTATATGCTTCTTGTTTCCGAGCAAGCATATGATTATACACAAAACGATAGCAACCAAGCACCTTATTAAGCGCTTGTTCCTGTTGTTTATTTGGATATAATCTTAGTTTTATTGCTCGTAACATTGATCACTTTGTTTAATTTAAAAAATTAAACTACTTTCTTAACTAATTTCCAAATAAATATAATATTATTTGTTTAAATTTTTAAAAAACATTTTAAAATACCACCCAAAATAAGTGGTTGTATTTCTATACTTTTCTTTAAATTACCATAATTGGCAGTGGTGTTCCCTTCTTAATTTCAATCATATTTTTCACCATATTTGCTTGGTTTTCCATTACTTTATAAGGACTTAGGTTCTCTAAACGCTTATCTAAATCCTCTAATGTTTTAGTTTCTAAATTATCTGCGAAAGTTGCGAATTGTGAGTAGTCTAAAGTTAGCGGACTCGAAATTAAGTTGATGTGGCCGCTGAATTTTCCTCGAATAAATGACAGTGCCCTCGCAGCTTTTGCTGTTAATAGTTTTCTGACAATATTTTGTGTTGGTGCGTTAAGATATTCAAAATCCATTTTTTCCAATGGAATTTGGTCAGGTGTCATTAAAATATCCCCAAGATTATT